GCTCACCCTAGGCTGTTTCATGGGGCCCCTTGCGGGGCCCCATGCGATACAGTCCTACCACCTATAGTAGCTTAGCTGAGTATTCTAAACTATGTATAGGAACCCACGCCGTCCTCTTGGAAGAGGACGACCTACTCACGAATCCAGATTCCCACGCAGTTATGGGTTCTGGTTCTTCAGTAAAATACTGTAGAAGCGAGTAGTCTCCATCGGTCTGGGTACGTTGCTGTATTGTTTCAACAACAGTACACTGTACCTCGACGCGCTGCAAATCCTTGTTCCACCGCCTTTTCAGGTGGGCGTTACAAGGCTGCATACGCGTCTTAAGACCAAAGGCACCAGAGTCATAAGCTACCCAAGCCAAACGCTTAGGTAGTGTCGACCTCAGGTACGCCGCAGTTCGAAGCAGGTATCTTGAATAACACCTGTTAGTTACTGCAACAATACTCGAGAGACTCGTGGCGTTGCCATCATAGCGAGAGCGGTAGTAAACAGGAGTAACTTCAACACCCCTGAAACTATCTAACCCGCAGGACTCCCGGAAATAACCTTTCCAGAAAGTTTTCTGCTGGTTCACCTTGAAGTGTAAAACTTCAAGGGCCTCGATAACGGCTACCCTCGTGTCTGACGGGACGATCAAGTCGTCGCCGTAGACGGACACCTGTCCAATTAGAGCCTCTATGTTTTCGAGATTCACCTTCATTTTGCGGTGGAGTAATACCGCAGAAATGACGATGGTCAAGAACACAAGAGACTCGACGGGAAAGGTATAGGCGTTGCCCATTGTACTGAACTTGTTCAGCACGATCTGTTCGCTAACCCTACGGGTTATCTGTTGACGAACAGTAAGGGAACGAGTTGCTCTGAAAGCGTCGAGTAGTTTCGGGTTGAAACGAAACATACAACCGACAAAATCAGGCGTGACACAGTCACTAGCCATTGATAAATCAATGGTACAAAGTGACCCATCGACGGATCCTATCCGACACATTTCTCGGTTTTGAGTTTGATCGCGTAAAGCGATAAACTTACCGATCCATGTATGACGGATGCGAGAGTCTAAGTAGTTCAGCAGTAATTGCTGACACCACATATTCTCC